GAGGGCAAGAGCAGACTGACCCAGTGCAACGTTAGTTGCAATAGAACCGCCACCTTCACCAACTGTGACACCATTAATAATCTGGTCAGTTATAAAGGTATTCTGTACATCAGTCATTGCTGACATAATTACAGAGAATGCTGTAAAAGTAATAATCTCTAACACATCACCAGCAGCAGCACCACTAGCCAATACAATGCTTGAGCCGTTGCTTGCTGTGTAGTCAGTTGTCCGTACTTGTAGTACACCGTTTAGGTATACCTGCTCCTTGCCAACAAGGTAGGACAAAGTAGAACCATCAGCATCAGTACCTGAGAAGGTAGTCTGATTAGCTGTAGCGTTGTACTTGTATCGGTAAATAGCAGCGGTAGATGAGATTGAACCCCAAGCTGCACCTGACCAGACATACATAGTATTGTCTGTTGTATTCCAATACAGAGCGCCAGTAAGTAGTGCGTTGCCGTCATTATCTACAGATGGAGCAGAAGCCTTAGCTCCTAAATATCTATCATCAAAACTGTCATAAGAGTTGGCTGCTGCTGTTGCGCTTGTCGCTGCAGATGATGCTGAAGTAGCAGCACTAGCTGCACTAGTTGCTGCAGCAGTTTCACTGGTAGCAGCGGATGCAGCAGACGTTGCTGCTGCTGTAGCACTAGTTGCTGCACTTGATGCAGAGGTTGCTGCTTGGCTTGCAGATGTAGTTGCGGTTGCTGCCGAGTTAGATGCAGTAGTTGCGCTAGCTGCTGCAGATGTAGCAGATGTTGCTGCTGCAGTTGCAGAGGCAGCTGCGGAAGTGGCTGATGTTGCAGCCTGTCCAGCAGATGTTGTAGCAGTAGCAGCAGAGTTAGATGCTGTGGTTGCCGAAGCTGCAGCAGAAGTCGCACTGGTCGCAGCAGCAGTTGCACTAGCAGCAGCGCTTGTAGCGCTGGTAGCAGCAGCAGTGGCTGATGCAGCAGCAGACGTAGCCGAAGTTGCAGCAGTGGTCTGTGAGGTAAGAGCGCTTGCAGCAGAAGTTGCTGCAGCAGTTTGAGAAGTTAATGCGCTGGCTGCTGAGGTGGCAGCAGCGGTAGCTGAGGTAGCTGCGGAAGCAGCCGAGGTAGCAGCTGCAGTAGCAGAGGTAGCAGCAGAGCTTGCCGATACAGAAGCAGACCCTTGTGATGTTAAAGCAGAAGATGCTGAGGTTGCTGCCGAGCTTGCAGATACTGCAGCGCTAGATGCGGAAGCAGCAGCTGATGCTGTCTGTGTATCAATGTAAGCTTTAGTAGCTGCATCAGAAGAAGATGTTGGTGTAGCAAGACCAGTAATCTTAAACCCACCAGCAGCTAGGTCTGAGCCAAGTGTTGCTGTGGTCAGTGTCTTGCCAGTAAGCGTCTGTGCGCCACCAGTACCAACGACATCTCCAGTTACGCCGTGTGCGTTCGTAGCAGCCTCGTGGCTGCGAGAATCAGCAAAGTCACGAGCAGATACGCCGTGTTCAACAGTTGCACCAACTGAGTGAGACTTGGCAGTAGAGCCATCAATCCCTCGGTCTACGGTATATGCGCTACCGACCAAACCAGTTACTTGAACGATTTCTTCGTTGGCTGTGTCTTTTTCAAGGATAAGTGTGAATGGATACTGCGATGGTAGACCAGAAGCAGCAGCAAGCTGGAAGCTTGCGGAGCTAGAATCAACTGCACTAGATAGTGTGGTCTTCGCAGCGGTCGAGCTGTAATAGCGTGAGATTGGCATTTATTACCTCGTATACTGTACGGTGTTAAGGAAGTTGGCTTGTTGCTTAGAAATTTCTTCTTGCAAACGAACGGTGTATAGCTGGAAGATATATTTAGCAGCTGTGGTTGAAGCACCAGCTTGTACTGGTTGGTCAAGTGCATCTGCAGATACAGAAGTTGCTGTAACTTTTCCAGGGTCTACTGTTGACAATAGGCGATACATCGCACCAAGACGTACAACGTCTTCGCAGGATGCAGGAAGACCACTGACCGTCAGCTCTTGGTTGTCGGTGATTGTGGTCGGAAGCTTTGTGTATTGAACGTTGACTGTACGACCAGGCATTGGGGCTTCTTTGAGGATTAAAGCCTGCTTGATGCTATTGGTTGTAGCGTCATAATAATTCTTATCGACTCGATACTTCTTGATAATTGCCCATACTCCAGTTGCATCTGGAACATCCCATGAGATACCAACGATATCTTCTACTGAGTCAGGCAGGATGTATGAGTAGTCAGACCCATTAAACGTAAACGTATGGCTTGCGATGCAAGGGAAATTCATACCTTTGAGGGTTTCAAGAATTGCTCGTTTGACCTGAGTACGTGGGAATGTTGGGTTGTTGCGGACTACTGAACCAGAGGGATGACTTGTAGCTGAGGTTGCTCTCCATCCTCTACCAACTGGATTACCTGTAGTACCAAGGATTTGCAGCGTACCGCTAGTTGCGATTGACTTCTTGACGTAAACTAGTTCGTCGTTAATCTCTGCAATGCCACGACTGATAGCCGTAGTGTCGTCAACCGTAAACGTAATATCGGAGGACGAGACACCGCTAGTGATGATTGTTACCGACTCTTGGTTCTTGACATAAGCACTGACTTCGCCAATAGTTTGTTCGGTCAGCTGGTTAAGTGTTGCCATTATGCTTGCGCTGCCCTTCCGATAGTGTCAGATGCTCTGACTGCTTTTTGAATATCTTTCATCTTTGTAGAGGCTGGCTGGATTCCTAGCTTGCGAGCATCGCGATAGGCGCTCAGTTCTTTATCAGTTGTCTTGAGTACTGCTGCCGATGCTTCATGACTAATGCCAATGTTTGATGCACGAGCACACTCGCCCCATGACGCATGGTCCTGGGTCTTGCATCCGCTTCTACAGTTCGACAATGTATTCACCATACCCAGCAGCTGTTAACTCAGCTGCCTCTTCTTCTGTAATTTGGTTCTCATACCCACCGCGTAAGACGCGGTCGTAATCTTTTAATGTGTCGTCTTGTGGTGACACAATGGTTGACCAAGTGCCATTCTTCTTCACGACAGTCTTAGCCCATGGATAAGAAACAAACCATAGGTCTTCGCCACGACCAAGCTTGATGGTCATTGCTGGTCCACGGAAAATCTTTGTCATTACCACTTAGCCTTATCTGCCCAGTACGCTGCTGACATAGGACCTTTGGCTATGTTCTTAGCGTGACGAGCTTTGAAACTCTGACGACGTTGGCGATAGGACTTGCCCTCCCCAGCTTTCTTAGGTGAGCCAGACACTCCTTGTTGACCAAAGCGAATAGTTTTTACTTGTGAGCCAGATTTAGCAACAACAACATGTGACTTAGTTGGATGGCTAGGGGTACGCTTAGGTTTGTTATAACCAGATACGCCTGCTCGCTTTAGTCTTGCATCCATTTATTTCTTCTTAATCTTCTTTGGTGGCTTGTTCTTCTTTGGCTTGGTGTATCCCATACCAGGAAGGATTACATCGTAATCTGGTGGGATAACTTGCTTCTTAGCTGCAGGCTTCTTAACGCCCATCTTCGCAGCTTCTTTCTTAGCAGCAGCCATACCTTTGGCTGTGTAAGCAAACTTCTTTCCGTTAACGTTTGGCATTACTCTTCGTCCTTATCTATAAAATCTGGTGATTCTAATTCCCAATCAGGAAGGTGACGAACCATTAGTTCCCACGCTTCACCTTCTGTAAACCCTGCAGAAGCAAACGAGTTATACAACTCGTGTGCTTGATGTGCGTACTGCTGGAGAGGTGTAAAGAAAATTAGTGGTAACTCTTCAGCCTTTTTCTTTTTAGGCATTACTCTCCTTAACGGAGAAGGGGCGGTTTCCCGCCCCTCTCCTAATTAAACTACGCAGTTGCGATGCTTGACTTTGTCTGAATGACGTAGCGAGCTTCCTTGCGGTAGACGTTCCAACCGACAAGAGCCTTCCAGCCAGCAGGACGGAAGCGCATCAACTTATCTGTAACAGGACCGATAACTGTCTTTGGCTCGTATGAAACAGCCTCAACAAGAGCCTGCTTACCGAGAAGAACAGTTGCGTATACCTTGGATGTGCCAGAACCTGAGATAGATTCGCAGCGTGGTGATTCGATATAACGAACCTGGTCGTAGATACCGATTTCACCGTTCCAGAGGTTAGCTACGCCAGCTTCTGTGTAGGTGTGTGGGAGCTGCCATACAGCAGAACCAGATGATTGAGCTTCTGAACGAAGGTCAAACGATACATCTGGGTGAATAAGTGCTGTGTAGAGTCCACCTTCACGAGGCTGAACAGATGCGCCACGAAGCTTAGCAACACCCTTACGTGCAAGAGCAGCGGTTAGGTATGGTGCAGTTGTGCTTGAAGATACGTTCTCACCGTTGATGGTTGTTTCATCAGCAGAAGTTGTACCAGTGAAGCGCATTGTTGCAAGAGAAGTCAACTTGTTCCAAACGAGGGAATCAAGAGAATCACGCATGTTGAATGACAACATGTCTGCAACAGCTGGGTCGATGTTTGAGATTGACTCAAGAGCTAGACGCTCAGTTGTGATTACGGCATTGCCGTACTCATCTACAACAACGTTAACCTTATCGGTGTTGTTGAGTGTAACTGCATCTGGGTCTTGTGTCTGGGTCAGTGCGGTTGTCGCACGTGATAGGTCCTTGTAGACCTGGAAGACGACGGTGTTACCTGGGTTTGTTACATCGACAGGACGCTTGTCCGCAAACTTGCGGAACATTGGTTCTGAGCGAAGGTTAAACTCAATGTACTTGTCATACGCCGTCTGAATCAAGTTCGACATCGTCGATGTCGTAGTTGATGTTGCGGGTGTAGTAGGCATTTTTTTCCTCTAACTAGGGTTGATTGTGGACGTATCAGCCTTTGAGCAGATTGCTTAGTTCCTCTGGCGAACCTGCGCTCGCGATTCTGGAAGCTAAGTCGTGACCCACGTATGGGTCAACATCTCCGTCATCAAATCCTGACATTCGCTCAAATGATTGAGCATCAGGAGATTGCTCTCCTTCATTAACGGCTTCGATACCAAATGCATCGCCGTATTCGTTTAGCCATTCGGCTACTGCATCCTCGTCCGCTTCAATATCATCTGGGATGAATTTTGCGATACGTGGGTTGAGTCCGAAACTTTCTAGGATTTCACCAACAGATGCTTCGTGACTTTGCGTTGTGTACTCTGCAAGAATTTCATCGCGTTCCTTGACTTGCTTTTGGAGCGCATCGATTTGCTTGCGAAGTTTCTTCACTAGGTCAGTTCCGCTGCCTGTGTCTTCATCTTCGAAGTCGTACTCTAGGTATTGTTCAGCCATTATTTTTCTCCCTTTATTAGTAGTTAAACCCTCTTCGGGTTCTGCACCACACGTACTCCTCAGCAGGGGTACTGATTCGTAGACGTGATGACTGCCAGACTTATACACATCACCAGGGCTGGTCGGTCTGGGACGGATTCTGTTTGTTATACGTCAGGTGTTTTTAGACGTGAAGCCAACGACGTGCGGTCAATCGCACCGCGTTGCTGGAACTTGGCACGTTCTTTAGAAGCAAGTTTCTTAGTCTTGATGCCAACTTCTGCGCCACCTGTAAGAGCAAGCGCTTCGCGAGCAAGGTCTTCTGTTCCAGCCTGCTCACCATAAAGACCCATGAGTCTTTGGTAATCAGCTTGGTCACGAGCTGCTCCTTGGAACGCACGTTCCGCAGCATCTGCCTTACCTGCTTTAGTAATCTCGCCAGCAAACTCTTGGCTAATTCCACCTTGCATTCCAGCACGGAGTGCTGCTCCACCAACTTCAGCTTTGGTATACATCTCTGTAGCCTGGGCTGTGGTGAACTTGAACCGAGAGTTAATTGCATTGAATGCTTTATCTGGGTCAAGAAGGTATGCAACCATGTCATTCTCTGTTAGACCGTAGTAGTCTTGGAGTGCTTTCTTGACGTTGCTGTCTGCGTTCTGTAATGCTTGCTTGGCAATGTTAATACGTTCTGCTACCTCAGCTACTGAGGTTCCAAGCTCGCCAATAAACTTTGCAAAATCTTCATTCTGGTCATAGAAAAATGTTGGCAATCCAGCCTCTGACATCAGTTCGCGATACTGCATTTCTGTAGCAATATACTCGGCTGGCTTAAGAAGGCGGTCGCCTGGGCGACCCTGACCATCTGCCATACGTTTGCGGATAATTTCATTAGCAGCAAAACGTTGCTTGTATGCATCGCTATTATAAATACTATTAAGAACCTGTGCCTCGGTAGGCATAATGTTGTCTTCGTATACCTTGTCAACGGTATCCATTAGGCTCTTGATAAAGGTATCACCGAGTCCTGTATTCTCGAACATCTGCATAACAGAGTCACGAGCACCAAAGTCTTTGTATGATTCAATCACTCTGCCCTGGGAACCATCGGACATAACTTCGACAACGTCAACAACGCCACCAGTTTTACGAACAGTCCGTGTTCCAACAACCTTTGGCTTGTTAGCTTCAGCTTGTCGAGCAGCTTCAGCATCTGCCAACTGTTTTGTCAGTGCAGCAATTTGGTCCAACACAGCCTGTTGTGCTGCATTATCTGGACCTTGTCCACCAGCACCAGGTGTTGCACCTGCTCCAGTTACGGTTGTATCTGTTCCAGCGCCAGTTGAACCAGCACCAGCATTACCAGCGCCAGTATCTCCACCTGTGTCACCACCTGTGTCTCCACCAGTATCTCCGCCAGTATCTCCACCTGTGTCACCACCTGTGTCTCCACCAGTATCTCCGCCAGTGTCACCACCTGTGTCCCCACCTGTGTCGGTGCCAACGCCACTATTAGCTGCAGCCAAAGCTGCCTTGGCATCAGCCAAAGCCTGGGCTGCTTCTTCCTGCATCTTCTTGGCTTCTTCTTGTGCAGGAGAAAGACCAGTCTCTGGGTCCCTCATGTAGTAAGGGTCTGTTGCTATGTTGTATGGAGTTGGAGTCTGAGCTGCTTTTTGTTGCGCTTTTGTTTGTTCGTCAACTGTTACAGCAGAATCGGTTCTTCCGCCTATTCCAAGTTCAGCATCTTTTTGTGCGTCTGTTTTAGGGGTTGAAGCTGGTGCAGTTGCTTGTTGAACAGAAGCCACCGCTTCGTAGAAGCTATCGCCTCCACCATCAATTAGCATGTTTGTATTTATTCTCGCCATTGCTTACCCCAAGAATCCAAAGTCGCGGAGAATTGCTTGAGCAATTCCTGTCTTTTCTTCTTTAGCTTGTTCTGTTTGGTCAAATTTAATTTTGTTTCTACGAGCCAACTTCTTTGTATCGTAGATATTCATAGTTGTGAAGTTGCCTTTTTCGTCCTGTGCATTGATTGCTCGCTGGACGTAGTCATCATTAAGGTCTAATGAATCTGGGTCTACTTCCCAAGTCATAGCAATTGCATTTAACCAAGGGTTAGCTGCTTGACGCAAAGTCTGACCTTGGTCAATAAACTTAGCAAGACCAGGTGCAAATGACTTTGCTCGCTCTTGTAGCAGGTTATCTACATCTTCTGGGTTGGTTGTTCCTGCTACCAAACCTTTGATGTTGGACTCAAACCACTGACCAAATGCACTGTTGGACATCGTCTGTGGGAATCCATAGTCCCATGCTTTCTTGTAAAGCTCAGTTGCCATAGTCTCTAGCTTTCCAGCCAGACCGTTGTAAGTTACTCGACCATCAAGGTTGCCTGTCTTCTCAAACTTAATTGAGTCTGACATCAACTTGTTTAAGTAATCCTGGTCAAAGCGAACTACCTTGCCGTCTTTGATGATGACTTGCTTCATCATGTTCTGGGCATACTCAACAGCTTGTTCAGCTGTAATATTGATACCCATAGAAGCGTATTGCTTTACAATCTTGCTGGCATTAAGCTGTAAATCTGCAGCAAACTGACCAGGGTTTGTCGCTCTGTAATAATCGTATGTACGTTGAGTGTCAGTCTGGTCACGATACCAACTGGTTCCCTTAATGATTGCTTCCTGCAATGCAGGGTCGGTAATCATTGGTCCACCACCAACGCCAAGAATCTTGTTTAATGCCTCGACCAAGCTTGGGTTGTTGGCTAACACCGCAGCAGCAATACCAAACTGTGCCTGCAACTGAGCCATTGATAATGTGTCGCGACCTGTCGCGTATACAGAAGATACGCCAGATGCAGTTACTGGATTGCTTCCATACCCTGGGTTGTAGTTAGGTGTAGTTGGAAAAGCAAACGATGGTGTAGGCGTAGGGGTTGGAGTTGGGGTAGGAGTAGGTGTTGGCGTAGGTGTTGGCGTAGGAGTTGGCGTTGGTTTAGGAGTGATAGTTGGTCTATCTTTTTCCTCACCTATACGGAATCTACCTGGGTCAAAGCTACCGCTAACAACAGTCCCAGAAGACGGAGTCTTCTTGACAGGAGCCCCTGGAAGATTAAGCTTTGTTCCAGAGAATATTGTAGAACCGCCCTTGTACTTAGGGTCGGATGCAAGTTTTGGATTGGCTTTCTTGAGCGCAGCTACGGTTGTCTTATTAGCCTTAGCAATAGAGGACAGGGTCTGTCCAGGCTTTACTGTTACTTTCTTAGCTGCCATTATTCAACCACCTGACCGATAGCGTTAGGGTCGCGTAGTACCTTCTGGATAATTCCTAATACTGCTTTTGTTGCAAAACTTTCTGCAAAGTCAGGACGACTTCTAGCAAAGTTAAGTGCGTACATGGTTGGGTCAAACCCAGTTGTCTGGGTTATGTTTGAAGTAGATGTTCCTAGAATGCCACCCTTGCCAGGAGCGGTTGTTGTAGTTGTCTCAGATATAGCAGGAGACTTTCTAGCTTCAGCGTTTACTCCAGCAATGTAAGCATCAGTTTCTTCTTTGGTTGCAGTTCTACCAATCTCAGATTCGATAATTCTGTTTACATCTGAGCCAGCATCTGATGGAGAATACTGAGTTGTCTGGATAGTCTTGGACTTAGTAGTGCCGTACTTCTTGCCACCACCTGAATCATCGGCATAATCAGATGCGTCAATAACTCCTAGGTAACCAGATGGGTCACCAGTGGCTCCAGAACCTGGGGTTACTACCCAGTCAACAGCGTCTTTCCAAACCTTTTCCCAGTTCTTCTTTGGGATTCCTAGCGCAGCTAGACGACCAGTAAATGCATCGTACGCCTTACGTGCGGGTGTTCCCTTAGCTGACTTGGCAGCAACTAACTTAAACCAACCGTATGCTTCTGCCTGTTGCACACCACGTTTATTAAACCCAGGCAACTTAATTGCTGGGATGTCCATGTTTGGATTAGTAGTTGTTGAACCTGGTCGCTCCAGATTATCTGGAACGCCGTTCTTGTTAACATCTAGTACCATTATTTAGTCACCACAAGTTCTTCGTTTAGTTCGGGTATGCTGTTTAACCATCTATACGCAAACGCAGCGAACTCATCCGATGCAGTTTGTAGAAAGTCATAGTGGAATTGAGAGAAGGTTGCCTTAAGGTCAAACTTTCTTTCGTCTGTATTTCCAGGCTGGTCGTAGTTGTCTTTGAATTGACGAGCTACCTTTACCCAGTAAGCAATCTCTTCCCACTTATCGCCTTGCTTGAAAGCGTATGAACGCCAAGCGTTATCATCCACAATCTTCTCGATTGTTGGGACTAGATTGCGCCAGTAATCCTGGCGATTGTTGTCGTATTGCTCAGCCCAGCCTGGGAAATCTTCGGCAATAGCCTTGACCTTGCGGTCATAGTCTGCCTTGATACCGCTACGTTCATACATAGCCTCTTGGGTAGAACGAATTCCATACTGATACATCATCGCATCGCGATATTCCTGAGCCTGTTGGTATTCAACCCAACCGATACGAGCTTCCGTCTCGGCTCGAACTGACTTCTCGCCGTCGATTTTCTTTCGTTCGGTGATTGGTAGGTCTACCGTTCCTGGGAAATCTAGTCTCTTGAATATTGCTGCAACTTCTGTGGAGTATTCAGAGTTTGTGGTCAAGTCGCTGTCATATCCAGAAGAAAGCATTCCTGCGTACTTAGAGCCAGTGCGACCGATTGTTTCTAGCAATCCACCGAAGTTACGAATAATCTTTATGTCACTGCGTGTAGCAGCAAATCCTGCATTGTTGCGTTGAGTTGAGCCAATAAGCGCAAGTCCGTCTATGCCCCAGTCTTTAACCATCTGGGTTGTAGCTTTCTCGTAATCGCCTTTGTACTCTTCAACCAAATCTGCGTAGTATGTTGTAGCAGCGCGGGTAACTGGGTCGAATGCCACAGATATAGGTGCAGAGAACTGCACTACGCCACGAATAAACATCATGATGCCAGCGGACCTAGCTGCATCTCTTGGTGTCGGCGGGTTACCAACCCGACCGTTTCTTTCCCACTCGGAGTATGCAACTTTCCACTGAGTAATGATTTCATCGGATGCTCTTTCAGAGCCATCCTTGCCGAACATAAGCTTTAGTCCATCGGCTAGTGACTTGCCATAACCTGGGAAGATTGTGTTAAGTGCAGTATCTACGTAACCGCCACCCTGTGTTGGGTAACCACCGTAGATAACGCTTGACTCAAACACATCATCGCCTAGTGTGTCACGCATAGCTTTGGCTAAGTCTTCGCCATATACCTGCCATGGTCCAATCTTGAAACCATCTTTGATTAACTCTGAAATAGTTGCAGAACCAAACCAAGATATAGATGGGTCGGCTGTCATAAACTCAAGCTGCTTTGGATTCACTCTTGTTCCGCCACCGCGTACATCGGTATAAGGCTTCAATGCGCCAGTTGCCCACTTTGGCAACTTGTCATGTAGCGGGAACTTAACGCTAACTGGCGTTCCTGGAGGAACATCCTTTAGGCTCTTGTAAGTATTTCCATCGCGGTCTTCGTATGCTTGGAAGTCATCCAATGCTGTTGCTATGCTGTTATACCAGTAAGCATTCATTGGGTTGCGAGCCAATAGGCGAAGCGCCACTGCTTGTGAGTTGAAGAAAGCCAAGGGGAAACTCATTGCATAACGTGCTACGTACATACCATTAGTCAAGCGACGTGATGAGTACAGTGTACGTTCAACACGAGCTAGCGCATTACGGTATGCAACCTGACGCATTTCGTTGTTTACGACAGCATCAGCTGGGTCAATCCCTGCACGTTCTGCAGCATTGATTAAAGTTCTAAGTTCTTCACGAGCGTATGAGAGGAACAGCGGATTACGAGCCATTCTGTTTTCAGAATAAGAAAGAACCTTCCATGCTGAATCTAGCGCACCTGAAGCGTAAGCCAAACCTTTTTCAGCTTTGTTAAGGTCGCTGAGTTTGATGCTTGGTCCATCGATTGACTCAAGAAGGTCTGGTCTACCAGCCAAGGTAGCTTCGATTTCTTTCCATGTTACGTTTCTATCTAGGATAGTTGCACGTAATCTCTCGTCAGGGTACATGCGGAATAGCTTGTCCTGAGTCTCGTCAATCCAGCCAGCAAAGTCATCGCGGGTCATAGGGCGACCGAAGCGAGATTCCATACGGCGACGGTATTCTTTACCTGCTGGGCTGTATAACCACTTGAGTACATCAGCCTGCTTATCACCACGAAGCATCATGCCGACAGGCATGTCTAGTTCGCTTCGAACCTGGCGGTTAGCGATATGCGCTAACGCATTCCAGTATTCTTTACCATCGCTTCTTTTAATTTTTACAAATCTTGTACCGTCGTAACGAACACGACGTGCAATCTCTGACTGCATAGAAGCAGAATAGAAGTTCTGGCTGCTGTCAACCTCATTCATGTACGCACTTACGCCACGAATGTTAGGGTCAGCTAAACCAGCAATAGTGTATTGCTTACCGCTTGCGCTAGTAATTACTTCTTCTTCTATGCCAAGAGACTTAACGTTTTTTAGTTCGGCATCATTGAATACGATAGGGATAAGCTTTTCGCGTTCAATCTCAATCAGCTTGGCATAGCCATTCATCTCATCGGCAGCCTTGTTAAGAGCGTTATCTGCTGCTGTATATGCACCTAGTGCATCGTCATAAGCATCCTGTGCTGCGTGATACGCTGCATGAACCTCTGGGTTATCTGACTTTTCAGCACGTGCAGCTAGTCGGTCACGCTTAGCCAATGCTTGCTTCAGTACCTTTTCGGCTTCATCGGTTGCTTGCTGAGCAGATTCCCATACAGCAACTTTTGGTTCCATGTCATATCTAAACTTCTTGATATTAGCACGAGCCTGCTTTTCAATTTTACGGTCGTTATATTTAGGGCTAAACGGAACAAACTTCTTAAGACGCTCAGTACGTAACGAGCTGTTATACAAGAAGTTAGACATGCCAGGCAGAGAGTTGCGTACAATCTCTGTTGATTCTAGCGCCATACTTGCACGAGCAATCGGGTCGACCATAGAGTTCTTTGGGATGTAAGCAAGACGTAGCAAGTTTAAGTTACTGAATGCCATATTAGCTAAGTCAAGGAACTCGCCAACACGCATAAACGTCTCAGCACGACCAGCACGTAGCACATCTTTAGGATTGACATTGCCAACACCTTCACGACGCAGGTGGAAGATTACGTCTCGCTCAAGCTTGGCGAAGTCAAGCATTGGCAATGTCTGAGCTTCGTTAGCTACTGAAATAAAATTCTGTACGTTTAGTGAACCATCTTCTGGAACATAACCGTTCTTAGCTGCGTATGATTTTAGTGTTGAACGGTTGTCACTGACACGTGAATGCCAGCTCTTCATGGTTGAGATAGCCTCATCCATAGTGCGAACATCCTGGAAATCAGTTACTCCATAACGAATAGCAAGACGCTTGAGCACTTCTTGCTCAATCTCACCTAGGACGATAGCACGTGTCGTATCATCCTGAGCGCTTAAATATTTGTTAACCATATTGCGCTTGAAGTTTGCACCGTCAGCGCCCTTCAGCATCAAGACACGGTTTAAGTCGGAGCGCAAATCATTTGCTGCTTCAAAACGACGTGGGTTAGAAATGTTAATATGTCCTTGAGGACGACCAGAACCTGTCCATGCAATAACACGGATAAGGCGGTCATACGGCTCAGACTGATACACCTTAACTTTCCAAGCGCTGTCAGCATCTTGACCGAATAACTTTAGGTCGCCGAACTGTGCTTGGTTAGCAATCTTCTTGCGAGCCAAATCAACTGACTCAACGGATGCATACTTACCTGGACGGTAACTTTCTAATACGCCCTTCTTGGTCTTCTCAAGGAAGTCATCAAGAGCGTTAGCAAAGTCTCTATCTGTTGCCTTCTTAGCATCAATGATACGTTGGTAACGCTCAGTTAGCTTAGGGCTAATTTCATCAATTCCTACGTCAGCAAAGCTGGAGATAGGCTTGGTTAGTTCAATACCGTAGTTATCTAGATGGTCAGCTTTAAGCGGATTCTTCTCGAAGAAACGCAAGAAAGCTGCAGTGTCACCACGTTCTGCTAGCAGGTAGTCTGCTACATCCTGGTGGTTATCTAACCTAGATACAATAGTTGCAGTACGGTATGGGTTAGCAGTTTCAGAAACCAACGGGTTTGCTGACAACTTGCTCAAATCTTTTTCTTTGACTGCGTCATCTACAAGGACAGATAGACCAGTACGAGTACGCTGTTCAACAGGTAGCGCTTGGTCTGCCACGATATCGTTTAGTTCTGAACGGAACTTATTCATATCCTCGGACGTAACAATCTTCTTAGGTCCAACGACCTTTCTCGCGCCTGCGCGAGTAGCTGTTCCTACACCTTTGCTGCCAATCAAAGCCAATGCTAAGTCAGTAGAACCTGATGCGAATATTCCTAGCCATTCATCGCGGAATGCTTTGTCACGCTTCTTGTCATCAAATACATCGAAGTCGCTATCCATGAACGTCGGTGTAATGCGGTCAGGAAGTAGCGAACCAGCAGATTTACCAATAGATGTGGCAAGTGCTTGACCCATAGAAATCTTTTCAGCTTGCTTCTTAGCAAAGCGAAAGCTTTGAATTGGGTTGCCTTTGCCAGCAGCCATAGCTTGTGGTGTAAGCAATGCAGTAGATACGCCTTGTGTTAACGGCTGAACAACATACTTACCTGCAAGCTCTAGCGCTTTCGTTGCTGGGTTTACAAACCAGCCAGTAAGCTTATTTTGTTTTCCTGCTTCAATTGCGCCAGCAATTTTAGGCATGATTGCCTGTTCAACTTTACCAACCTTGGTATTGTCTACTTGCTGCTTCTTAAATTTATCAACCTTGGATACAGGAGGGGCGACTGGGTCATCGCCATACAGACCCATATCAGACCATAGGCTCATTCGGTGTGACCTCCTCCTTCGCCGTCAATTCCTCTAATAATGCATATCGGTCATCGTCGGACTCAAAAGGAAGTTTTGCCAAATCCCATGCGATAGGAGCCATCTCAAAACCAAGGTATTCGAGGTTCTCCTCAAACTTCCTTAGTATTTTCATTCTGATTGACTCCGTAGGTATTTAAGAAAAGCTTTCATTGTTCCAGAACTTTGCGGTGAATCTGCGTACTGCATCATCAGTGGCATGTACTTAGCTAACTTAGACAAGTCTTCTAGCTGTGTATCTACAGGACTTTTAAGTCCTAAGATTTCGCTGCCTGGTCCTGGACCTGCATCGACTCCAGCAGTGACTGGTTCGTCTGGTCTACGAGTTGGTGCGGTAAATGGCACGACGCTAGCCATCGGGTTGGCAGCTTGCTGAGGATTATTAGACCTCGCCATAGGTGCGGACATCTGTTGTGCCTGGAAATCCCTCTGCTCGCCATAAGCAGCATTAGGAAGTCTCTTCGCGCCTTGGCGGTCTGTTCGTTTAGCAAACTTACCTGGACCTGATGGCTGCATCATTGACATTTATTTACCTACTTCTTTGGAATTCTTACCTTGGTTCCTGACCAGATTGCAGCACCCTGCTTGTATTTCTTATTTGTCATAATCTTTGGGTTAGCTGCACGGATATCTGCTAGTGATACACCAGCATTCTTGGCGATACCTGACAAGGTGTCGCCCTTCTTGACTGTATAGCTTGAGCCAACTTTTGTTGTTGCTCCACCTGCACCGACAAAACGTCCTTGTCCAGTGATACGTGGCTGATTGCTACGTGCTTCTGGTCCTGGTGTCTTGCCTTTAGCAGCTTTTTCTTTCTTTTTGTCTGCTGGTGTCTGTACTAAAGCTTTCAATACTGGTTTAGCTAACGCTGCTGCAGTCAAAGCCATACCGACGCGACCGCCGATTACCTTGCCAGCTACACGTCCTGCACCTTTAAGTGCTCCAGCGACTCCGCCTTTCTTAGCAGCAGTAGTTGCAGCTGCCTTTGCGGTTGTAGCTACAGGTCCTTTAGGACGTACAGCAACTGTCTTACCAGTTTCTGGCTTGCTTACAGCCTTCTTGACTGGAGCTTTCTTCTGTACAAACTTTGGCTTTACTGTACCTTTAGTTGCCTTTTCGGGCTGTACGTTTGTAATGCTATATACAGTACCTTTGCCAGACTTAGTTTTTACTTTTGTACCTAGGTCATTAGCTGCAGCATTGCTCATTCCTGGCATGCGCTTTTTAACTGCTTCGCCTGCTGGGGTTAATTTAACCTCTGGCTTTGCTTTTGCAGTTTTTGCTTTTTCTGTATCTGCTTTAGTAATTACAACTTTTGCTTTTTTCTTTGCAGATAGCGGTGTACCAGGTACATTGACTGGCTTCTTAAGCTTTTCAGCCATTGATGCTTTTGGTGCTGCAGGTCTAGCTGGCTTTCTAACCTGCTTAATTGTAGCGGTAGACTTCTTAGTAGCTTTCTTAGGACCATCTTCAGCTTCGACACGTTCACGATACTTACGCATCGCTTCTTTACGTTCACGAGCAATACGCTCTTTAGCTGTCTCATCTGGCTTTACGAAAACTTTCTCACCTTTATCTGTGGTGAGGTAACCTTTCTTGGACTCCTGTTGAAGCTCCCTAAAAAGTTCACGGTCTTCTGCCGAATACTTGACCATAGGGTCACGACGACCTGCTTTTTTCTTACCTGGAAACGCTGCTTCTGCAGCGGGTCTGGCTGCTGCTTTAGCTTGGCGATACTTCCTAGGCATCTTCTTACCTTGTTTCGCCATGATTATCCTTACTTAAGCTTGTTCTTGTTGCCCTTAATGCCTTTTGGTGTTGGAGCTTTTGCTACGTTTCCAAGTCCTACGCCCTTGCCACCTGACTTCTTGCCCTGGTGTCCTGGGTGTACTGGAGCCTTAGCTGCCTTCCCTTGCTTTCCAAATGCCATTTTCTTCTCCTTATGCTGGGATTTGTCGAGTTACTCGACCTGCTAGTACTGGGTTGCCTGAACCAGTTAGACCCGCTAGCAACTCTTGCATTGCTGGTCTAGCTTGTGGCATCTGTGGCATACCGCCACCTTCGATACCAGGTTGTTCTGGTTGCATCATTTCTGGTGCTTCAGGTTGTTGTGGTGCTGGTTCTGGCTTAAACGCTTTAGCTACCGCGTCTTCTAGCGGTACGCCTTTCTTGCGCTCGTCAATAACAGTTGCCATCTTCTCAACAATTTGCATTGGGTCTTGTCCTTGCGTAACCATCATAGGTATTGCTTGGGCAAGTTGAGAGATAGAATTCTTTAGAGAATCACGCATCTCTTCAATGTCAATTGCTCGCTCTTCTTCTCCAGCATTGAGCGAAATCGGTAAGTTACGACGAAGCATCCCGCGTGAGATGAGCTTGTCGCCTCGTGCTTGAAGACCCCACACCAATGCACGGTTAGGGTCAAGACCTGCCATCAAACCGTATTCAACTGTTACGCCGTAATTGCCGTTGATATCGGTTGATGGTTTGTATTTTAATTTGTATGGAACGCCATTGGCAGTTGCAGATACTTCGCGAGTAATGTCAGCAAAGTATGCTTCATCGGTAGCAAACGAAATAGAGATTGCTTCTCCGATTGCTTCACCAAGGATTGATTGGATAACCTTGATTTGTGAATCGAATCCAGCCATAAGTGCCTTGACACCTTGACCAGTAACGATAGAACCTTCTGCTT